CGGCAATCAACGCCGCGGCGAACATCTGCGACGAGCAAGTCGAGATCAAGCCGGTCACCTCGCCGGCCACCTACGAGAACCGATACGAGGCGAACGGCGTCCTTTACACCAGCGCCTCGCCCGACGAAAACATAGGCAAGCTTATCACCGCGATGGGCGGGCTCATCGCCTACTCGGGAGGCAAGGTCGTGGTCTATGCGGCCGGCTACCGGATCCCGACCGTCACGCTGACCGAGAAGCACTTCGCCGGCCAGATGACGGTGCAGACCAAGACCTCCGCCCGCGACCGAGTAAACGGAGTCAAGGGCGTCTACGTCTCGCCTGAGAACGACTGGCAACCGTCCGACTTCCCGCAGATCACGTCGACGACCTACGTGACCAAGGACGCCGGCATCCGTTACTGGCGCGACGTGGCGCTGCCGTTCACGACCTCGCCCGCCTGCGCCCAGCGGCTGGCCGTGATCGAACTGCGTCGCGCTCGCGAGGAGATCACGATGACCGCGCGCTTCCGCCTCGAGGCGATGCAAGTGCGGGCCGGCGATACGGTGATGATTACCAACTCGAAGATGGGCTGGACCCAGAAGGTCTTCGAGGTGATGGAGTGGAACTTCGCGAGTGACGGCAGCCCGCCGCAGCTGGCAATCGAGATGACGCTGCGCGAGACGGCGTCGACGGTCTATGACTGGACCGTCAACGACGAGATCTACGTCGACGACGCGCCGAACACGACGCTGCCCGATCCGTTCACCCTCTCCGCGCCGACGAACCTCACGCTGACCGCGGACGGCACGACGCAGCAGATCCAGGCCGACGGCACCGCGCTGCCGCGGATCCTCGTCTCGTGGTCCGCGCCCGCAAACGAGTTCATCCAGGCCGGCGGCAACGTCGGCATCGAATACAAAGAGAGCACCTCGACGACATACCTTACGTGGAACACCGTCCCCGGCGATCAGACGAGGGATTACATCTCAAGCGACGTTAAGATCGGTACAACCTACAACGTCCGCATCTTCGGCGAGAGCTTCTTCAAGGTCTCGACGTCCTACGTCAGCGCCACGGTCAACGTGCAGAAGGATACGGTCGCGCCCAGCATCCCGACGAACCTAGTCGCGACCATCGGCACGGGCTCCGCGGTGGGCCTCGACTGGGACGATTCGACCGCGCCCGACTTCTCTGAGTACGGCATCTACCGCAACACGACCGGCGTGACGCCGGCCAACGCGAACACGAACAAGATTGCCGAGGTCGATGCCTCGCGTTTCGTCGACGTGGACGTCGCGGTCGGCACGACGTATTACTACTGGGTCAACGCCTACGATGCGCTCGAGAACGTGTCCGGCTTCGCGACCCGCGTGCAGGCGACGCCAGTCGCAATCACCGCCGGCGCCGTCTCCAGCGTCGCGCCGGCGACTCCGAACGCTCCGACCTACGCGAGCGAGACAACCTACCTCGCGACAGACGGCACGGCTCTGGCCCGCATCACGGTCACGGCGCCGGCGATGCCGACCGGCGGGGCGCTGCTTCAGATCCTCTACCGGCGCAGCGGAGCGAGCGAATACGTGGTTGCGAACGTGCTCTCGTCTGGTTCGATTGCGGCGTCTATTGATGACCTTGCTCCTGGCGTCGCGTATGAGTTCGCGGCCCGAGCGATCTCATTCTCGAACACGCCCAGCGCGATCTCGGCTACGCTCTCCCGCACGGCGCCCAATTACTCGGGCACGGTGACGACGCCGAGTGGCGGAGCAATCTCCAAGGACGCCGTTCGGCCTGCATACGTCACGGGAACCACGACGTTCCTCTTCGGCACCCGCGTCTCGTGGAGTCCGAACACGCAATCGGACTTTTCCTATTACGAGGTCAAGGTGACTGGCACCGATTCGGATGGTGCGACTGATTATTCGTGGGCTCCCGCGACTGGATCCAACGCGCCGATCACCACGCGCGACACGCAATGCTTCTTCTACAATGCGACGCTGGCCGCCGGCTACGTTCGCGTGCGTGCAGTCAATCGGACTGGAAGCTTCTCTGCTTGGGCGAGTCTCGGCAACGCGAACAGCGCCGCCTCCATCGGCACCGGCAGCGTCTCGAAATACAACTCCGACGACGTCACGACGACCGGCATCAAGACCGGCGGCGGATCGAGCACGCGCCAAGTCAACGTCGTCTACGAGACCAACGAAGTGGTGACACTAACCGGCGGCGGCACGAGCGAGAACGTGAACATCTCGCTAACGAACCGCGGCTTCTCGGCCAAGCCGGACGATGGCATCGTCGTCGTTGAGGACGTGCTTTACGCGGGCTTCTACGACAGCCAAGCCGCAGGCTCGACGAGCACCACCGCCGTGGTGAAGATCTTCCGCAACGACGGCGGGACGCTGGCCGCGGGCAACCTCCGGCTCTCGGGCCGCTTCACCGAATACACCTGACGACTATGGCTCTCCAGAAAACCTTCACCCTGCCGAGCGGCATCTCGGGCAACTACATCCGCCTCGTCGCGCACCGCTGGGACCGAGCCGCGCGGGAGTCGTCTGCGCTGTTCGCACTCTACGTCGACGCGGCCGCGGCTCAGTCAGGCAAGGCTCCGCTGACGCCGTGGATCGCCAAGCTCTGGCTGCGCGACGCGAAGTTCGACCAGTACTTGAGCAACGCGGAGCTCACGAGTCCTGGCATCCTCGCGCAGCTTTACGTCGCCGTGAAGGCCGAGCCGATCAGCTGCGACTTCGGCAGCGACGCGCTCGCGGACGCCGTCGACGTCTGACTGTCAGATTCAGCCGGATAGAATTTTGAGAAAAAGAGTTGACTAGGCCGTTGCGCGTCTCCTTGGTGGTGGGCGCAACGACAATGATCCGCTCACTAATCCTACTCTCGCTGGCCTCTGCCAGCCACGCCGCGCCGCCGGAAAGCTTCTGGCGGGCATTGCATCAAGTCGAGACCTCGGGCCGCCACGGCGCGATCCTCGGCGACAACGGCAAGAGCCTTGGCCCGCTCCAGATCAGCCGCGCCTATCACGCCGACTCTCGCGTTGCCGGCAGCTATGAGCAGGTCACCGACCTCGCCTACGCGCGCCGCGTCGCGACCGCCTACCTTAAGCGTTACGCGCCGCAGGCGTGGGCGCAGGGCGATGTCGAGACGCTGGCTCGGGTGCACAATGGTGGGCCTGCCGGGGCGCGCAAGCAGGCCACGCTGCCCTACGCAGAAAAGGTGCGGAGGGCGATGCGATGACCAAAGCACGCAAGCGCCTCTTCGGCAGCGGCCTCGCCTTCGCGCATTACGAGCTCGGCCAAGCCGTCTGCTTCCGGCATTACGCGCACTTCGCGCGCGACGAGCTCGGCCGCCGGTGCGCGCGGTCATCGATGCGCCAGCACGCGCTCACTTACACGCGCGAGATCCTCGCGATGCAGGGCAAGCAGTTCCGCCTGACCGGCCGATGAACAACGACTTCAACCGCAGCACGCCAATCAAGAACCTGACCGGCGGCGGACACTCCGCGGCGCGCTACACCGGCACGCACGGGCACGTCGAACGCTCGCACTACTGGGTCTTTATCCCCGGCGAGGGCTGGGTCACGTGGCGCGAGATCCACAAGCAGGTCACCGCCTCCTTCCGCGACTGGGAGATGCGCCACATCCTCGGACTACGTAAACCTAAAGCCAAAACACAATGACCGACCAACAAGCAGAACAGATCATCGCCGAGCTCCGCGCAATTCGCGGGCTGCTCGCCAACAAGCCAGCGGCTCCGGCCGCAGCTTCCGCGCCGGCTCCGGCTGGTGCGCCGAAGGACATCCCGCAGCCCAGCGAGCTCGTCGCCGACCCAGGCTCGGTTGAGGTGCACTTCGGCAAGAACAAGGGCACGCCCTTGCGTAGTCTCGGCGCGAAGTCGGTTGAGTGGTACGCCCAGGAGCCGGAGCCGCGCATCGGCAATAACGGCAAGCCGTTCCCGCCGCGGGCCGAGGACGTCCGCTTGAGGAACGCCGCGCGCCAGATCGTCCACGGCAACCGCGGCACGCTCGCCGCCGGCAGCAAAATCACGCTCGTCACCGAGACGCTGACCGAAGAGGTGCCGTTCTAAAAATTAAAGGGCGCGACCGAGAATTCCCAGCCGCGCCCCCAACCCAGAAGCAAAACAACAACACAGACCAGACAATGAACACCGAAACCGTCAAAGAAGATACGCAACTCGCGGCCACGCCCGCGGCCAAGATCAACAAGGCTCCGGTCACCTTCGGCGCCCAGGGCGTGCAACTCGCCTCGCTGGAGGACGCCTACCGATTCGCCAACGCAATCGTCGCCTCGGGCTTCGCTCCGAAAGGAATGGAAAAGCCGGAGAGCGTGCTTGTCGCGATCCAGCTGGGCGCAGAGCTCGGGCTGACCCCGATGGCTGCGCTTCAGAACACCGCGGTCATCAACGGCCGGCCCGCAATCTACGGCGACGCCGCGCTCGCGCTGGTCCGAGCCTCGGGCCTGCTCACGAGCTACAAGGAGGAAGAGATCGGAGAGGCTGGCAGCGACGCGCACGGCTACCGCGTAACCGCGACCCGCGGCGACGCCTCCACCGTCGAGACCTTCACGGTCGCAGACGCCAAGCGCGCGAAGCTCTGGGCGAAGTCGGGACCGTGGACCGACTACCCAAAGCGGATGCTGCGTTTTCGCGCCCGCGGCTACGTCCTGCGCGATCTCTTCGGCGACGTCCTCAAGGGTCTCCGCACCGTAGAGGAGGCGCGAGACATCCCAGCCGAGCCGGTCAACGTCACGCCGCGCGGCCTCGGCGACAACCTCTGAACCTACCGACAATGAACGAGACCAACGAAATCAAGAAGGCCGCGGTCATCGCGGCTGCTGCGGAGC